GACTGCGCGGCCGCGATCGTGTAGGCCGATCTGGGATCAGAGATGCTGCGCAGCTCATCGCCGCGATCCAGCATTCTGTTATCGTGGTAGTCCAGCATCGTTCCCATACGCCTTGCGAGCGCCGGGTCGTTGTTCGGTGTCTGGACATTCCTGCCGCCTTTTGCTGTCATGCTCCAAGAGCCGATCTGGTCTTGGAAGAATGTCTTGGCGTTGACATTCGGTTTCAGATAGACAGTATTTATGAGCTTGCTGTACTTCTGCTGAGCAAGCTGCATAATGTTCTGGCTATACGCTTGCGCGTAGATGATATTCTGTGTGTCTGCCATTGTGGTATCCCTTTCAAGGTTTCCTGCACTATGCCATCTTGCTTGATTGCCCCGAAAGGGATCGCACAAGGTTATCTCTGCGATTGCCGGGCCATCTCAGGTTGTCCGGCCAAACTGTACTGCGCAGCTCTAAAGGGCCTTCTGTCGGCTTGTCTTTAGGCCTGCTTACCCATACTGATGGCAATGAGCCTATTCACATGCTCTACTGCCAGATCGTGATCCTTCTGTGTTGCCTTCTCGCTGTTATACGGATGATTGGGATCGCCTTTGATCTTGCTGATCTCCAATGCCGCTTCGTCCGGTGTCAAGGCGAATCTCTGATACTTGAATTCGCCGATCTTGTTCTCGCTGAATTGCGCGCCGATCTTGGCAAGGAATTTCATACCCATCGGGCTTTTGCTGAGCGTGGCCGTAAGCCAATCACCCATTGCCTGATCGTCGGCAAACTTCGCTATGACCATATCGCCCAGCTCTATGTTGCCGGCATAGGCATCGCCCCATTCGGCCCTGAGCGCGTTGATGTTCTTGGTCAGATTGTCCTCAAACGCCTTCTTGCTATTGGCGTAGATGTTGCCGGACATGTTCGTGTACTCTTTCCATAGGCCTGAAGCCTGAGCCGGTGTCAGTCCGTACTTGTGTACGATCCCGGCGAATGCATCCTTGTTAAATGTCATATTGGCCATGGATTCCGGAAGCTGCGCATCAGGCAGATTGTATCCGCCCGGTGCATCCGGTACGCCGATCGCCTTGTTGAATATCGCCCTGCCTGCCGTATCTTCAGGCCCCTTGGGCAGCGGCACCTTCTCATGGCCCAGCATCTTCTCCAAGTTCACATAGCTCTTGGATAGATCTGCCAGACCTTCAGGCGTATCTGTAAACTTCTGCATGCTGGGAGCCTTGGATAGATCCTCGCCTACCCTTGACTTCCATGTAAAAGCTGGTGCTGCCCCTGCTCCTGCTCCTGCTGCGCCGCCATCCCCTGCGCCGCCTGCTGCTCCGCCATCATTCTGCTGGTCAGGATTGCCCTGCTTTGGATCCAGATTGTCAGCCATTGTGTTGCTCCTTTTGAATCGCCATCGCAACGATCTGCTCCGGCGCGTACCGCAGGAAGGTATGCAAGGTAGCCACTACCTCGCGCCTGCCTGCATTGATTAAGATGCGATCTCTATTCTCCGGGTCAAAGATACTCTCGTACCAGCCGCTTGCTTCCTCAAGGAATCTCAAGACCTCTTTGCCTTGCGGCGTGTCAAAGCATGCCCGGATATTGCCATGCAGCGCCTTGACTGTATTGAGATCGGTGAGATCTATCATCTACGCTTTCCGCCCTTCTTTCCGCCCTTGCAGCCCATTATTTCTTCCCCCTTGATGGATCGCTCGCCTGAGCCAGATCCTTCTCACCGGCAGCTATATCCCGGCCTGCCTTAGCCGCGGCCTGAGCAGCCAGAAGCTCACGCTCCTTCGCCATCTGCTGGCCCCTATTCTCCCTGATCTGCTCCACTTCCATATCATCGCGCAGCACCTTGACCGGCGCGCCGATTATATCCCATGCTTCGTCAATAGCCGTATCGGCATTGATCTTGTCAAGCGACTCAGGCACGAATTGCGCCACTTGGCCCACCACTTGCAGGCCGTTCAGTAGGCTGGACAGCTCTGAGCGCTTCTGGGCCTGAGCGAGCTGGGATACAAAGTCAATCTCAAACTGTGGATTGTCTATGATCGCATCTGGTAATGGCGGTAGCTTGCCCCGGCGCGCAAGGATGCCTATCGTCCTAACGATGATGGGATTAAGCACCGCACCCATGTATCTCCCTACGGCCGGGCCAAGCATAGCCATCTTCTCGTTGATGCGCTCCTGCACTTCAGGATTCTGCATTTGCTTGGTGATGTTCTCAAAGGTCAGGAAGATGTCATTGTACATGATGCTCTTGATCTGCTGAGTGTAATACTCAACAGCCGTCATGCCGACCTTGGGATCGCCAAAGTTACCGAATGCGAATATGTCCTTGGAGCCGTCCATGCTGGTCTTTTTGTAGTAATTGATCGCGCGCGGATTGCTATTGAACGGCATGATGAACGCGTTATGCGGCACAGCGACCGGCGGATCTGTGTACTTCATCATGGATCTCAAGTTCGTCTTGGCGATCGCGTTCAGTAGCCGGGCGAAAGGTAAAGCCTTCATAGCCGGACTGAATCCCCATGCAATGAACGGCCGCTTGTCAAAGCGATGTGTCATGGCCGGGAATTCATAATAGCCGCCTTCTTCCATGATCTTCTCATTCTCCATGTCCACCCATGTGGCGGCGATCGGCATGTTCTCTTTGTCGGTCTTGCGGATGTCGCGCACCTCACGCTTGCCTATGTACAAGAGAAACTTGTGCTTCTTGTCCGCGCCCTGCCCCTTGATTTCCTCGCGCATGACCTCGGTGAGCGCTTCCTCGCCCCAGCGTGATGCGGCCTGCATAGCTGTGTACTCAAATTCAATGTAGTATTTCACTACCCGGCCGCGCGCATCTTCTTCAATGCAGCATTGTGTCAGCGGCAGATTGTAGAAGCGCGCCACATCTTCCAGATCATCTTCTTCCATCAGGATGGATGTGCCGTATACGCCGCTTGACTTGTAGTTCGGGAATGACTGCTCGTAGAAATTGCTCTTGTTCAGGGTATGATATACTTCGTGGGATACATCGTCCAAGAAGTCTGTGACCTCTTTGTTGTCCACAAGGCGCGGATCCTTGGAGCGCAGCCTAAACCATTGCGCTGTGGGCGGTGTCAGATAGTTCATGAAGCCCGATGCCAGCACATCCGGCGCTTCCAGCGTTGTGGAATCAAACAGCCGATCGGTGTCCAGCTCGGTGCCGGGAAAGTACGACCTATTGATGTCAGGCGATTCTATGTAGAAGTACTCATGCAGATTCTGCCAATAGCTTGAGAAGTTCTGGCGCACGCCATGAAGCTCTTTGAATCTCCGCTTGATCTGTTTCGCTTTCGTTTCAGACATTATAATCTCCCGATGAAATTCGTTTCCATTGGCTTCAGGCCCATGCGCGTGTACAGATCGTACAGCTCATGTGACTTTGAATTGTGCATGTATACCATCACGATCGCGGCAAAGCCATCGGCCTTGAGCTGCTCGGTAGCGTGATTGAGTAGCTTCAGGCCGTACTTGCGGTGCGGCTTTGACATAAACCAGATCACTTCATGCCATACCCGATCAGATGTGCCGGCTGCCATGACCTCGCGCCCTGCGAATACGCCCTGCGCCCGGCCGTCTATGACAGCGATGAATGCGCTACCCTTCAGATCATTGATCGCGGCTTCAAGCGCCTGATCATTGAAAGTGATACCGTACTCATGCAGCGACTCGTCCTTGAATTCATTGACAAGCCTGAGCATATCGTCATGGTATTCATCTGTGTAGCGCTGTATCTGCATTATGCTCCCAATAGCGTTTTCTTGCTGGTGTCAGCATCTTGGCCCAATAGACCGCCGTATGCCGTCTGTGTTTTCTTAAACTGCCGGGCCTTGCCTGCTACAGCCGGCACCACTTCCTTCTTCTTGGCCCTTGCAGCCTGCGCCTGCGACTGCGCATTGTACGCGGCATTGTACTGCGCGCCTGACTGCTGATCTGAATCTGAAGGCGTAAACCATCTTGCAATAAACTCTGCCATGCTATCCCCCTAATAGTGTTTTGCGCACCACCGCAGCTTCGTCCTTCAATCCCAGCGGATTGGTGTAGACAGTTTCATTCGCCGCCAATGCGCGCTTCTTGTCCTCAAGTTTCATGGCAGCTGCCTTCGCAGCATCGTCCATGGTCGGTGCCACCGGTGCCGGGCTTTGCGGCATCTGGGCCATTCCTGCGCCTTGAGCCTTCTTCAGCTCAGCCTTCTGCGCTTCAGCAGAGTACATGCTATAGCCGATCGCGCCGCCTGCCAGAGCCGTAGCTCCCAAGCCGGTAGTAAATGCCGCAGCTGATGTTGCGCCAAGCGCTGTGCCTATTGCTGTGAATAATGCCATTATCTCACCCCTGCATTCTTGAACAGATTGTCCTCTTTGCTATAGGCCGG